CACTGGCTATCAAGAACACCCGTGAGCTAGACCAGGCTCACGCGCACATTCTCTTGTTCGGAGAGACTAAGAGCGGCAAGACCACCTGTGCCACCAGCATAGTCGAGCCAGAACTAATCCGAGTAGTTAGCACCCAACCTGAAGAGCAACTGGCCCACCTCAAGAGGCTAGGCATAGACTACGTGAGGGTTCGGACAGCAAGAGAAGTAGACCACGTGCTCGATGCTCCCCGGCGGTTCTTCTCCGGCCAGTGGAACACCCTCATCATAGATGACTACACAGAGCTAATCAACTTCTATGAGACTCGCTTCCGTGAGGAGATAAAGGATGGCCGTCAAGTCTACAAGGCTATCAAAGACCACGCGAGGAACTCACTCGAAGCTCTGCTCGAAGGCGACTACCACCTGATAGTGACTGCCCTCGAACGCTCACTCGAAGATGACTTCAAGTTGCCGTGGATTAAGCCCGACCTCCCCCCCTCCACTATGTCTCTCATAACAAGCAAGTTCTCGTTCATCTTCTACTGTCTTGGCTCACCTAACTTCAAGCTCCGCACCCGCCGTGACACATCACGTCGTATCTTCGCAGGCAACAGACTGCCAAAGGACAAGACCAATGCCTTCTCAGACGAAGAGACCTCCGACCTCAAGCGGTTGTGGGCCAAGTACCAAGCCGCCATTCGTTGAGGTGTTACGCAAATTTCGCCACAATCGTACTAGCTGTTCCTTCTGCTCGACTAAGAATGAACTCGTCTCATTTGTGAGTATGGGGTCAGGTCAGTATAGTCTAATGTGCGACGACTGTCTACGTCAGGCGGGCGTGCTATGGTAAAAGTGACCAGCTCTGGGCCAAGTTCCAGCAAGCCATACGTTAAGTTATTACGTGCTTTTCGTTCGACCCCAACCTACTGTGGGTTCTGTGATAGGCCCGGACAGTGGTGCTATTGGATTACGCAAGACCCGGCTATAAACCTTAGCTCAATGCGCATGAGCTTTGGGGGAGAGCCGTGGAGCCGCACTAATTGTGTAAGAGCTTGTCGAGACTGTGTGCAAGAGATGGGGCTGCTATGGTAAGGCGCTTGGTACTGCTACTCATGTTGCTGCCTCACACAGGCGGCACACTACCGCCTATCGAAGAACCTAAGTGGAAGGAGATTGAACATGGCTTGGCATCGTGGTATGGTACGTGGTATGTTGGAAGGCTTACTGCTGGGGGTGACATTTTCACTGGCCGTGACTTCACCGTGGCCCATCCTACTCTTCCCTTTAATAGTCTTCTTCGCCTTACTCGCCGTGATACTCAACGACGTGTTACCGTCCGCGTAACAGACCGAGGGCCATACTGTGAGTACGTCGGCTCGTACTACTACTCATGTAAGCAGCGGCGCATAGTGGATGTGAGTGAGAGAGTGGCTGAGGAGTTAGGCTTCAAAGAACAAGGAGTGACCTATGTATCGCTTGAAATACTTGACGTTGATTAGTTGTCTAGTCCTAGCTATGGGTGTGGCGGCGCAGGACGAGCCGAAAGAGAGCCACATGCAAGACACAGGGAAGAGCCACAGGAAGTGGGTGCCCTTCGATACAGTACTAAAGAACATCGGCATCTGGCGCGACGATGGCGTGCATGAGTATGCCTGTCAGATACTAGACTGGAACCTCATGGCCGACCCCCATCCTGTTCTCAAGATTATGATTCCCCCCTCAAACATCTTTAGTCCTATCCGCATCTCCTTCATGCTAACTTGGAGAGAAGAGCGCCCAAAGTATTGGATGGGCATTAACGGAGTGAGTAAATACAAATGCCAATTTCGCATCAAGAACAAGGTAGTCCAGATACGCCTAGAGGTCTACGAATAAAGGGTCGCCTGGAATTGAGGAACAAAGCCTGCGACCAATGTGACACGCAATTCGAGGAGCCGCGTTGGTGGATTCTAGGCAAGGGCATGGGCGCGCCTGGCGAGGCTTGGTGTCGAGAGTGCTGTCACCGGGAGGGGTTGCTATGGTAAAGTACAAAGAGCTAGAACCAACCATGCGCGTCCGTGTCACATGGATAGACGCACAGAACCGAGCAGACTGGCATGCTCCTGAAGAGTTGGAGGCCCTTGGCCTCAACTCCTTAGTCATCACCGAAGCCCTAGTCTACAAGCGAGTCAAGGCAGGCGTCCTTCTCTATAGCAGCAAGTCCACTGACGGTCAGCAGTACGGAGGGTGTATGTTCATCCCTCGCGTCTGCATCAAGCGCATCGAGAGACTACCATGACCAAGCGACAGATGATTTTAATAAAAGGCTACCTTATGAGCTTCAATGGTAGCTTCCTTGCCGAAACAGGTTTCCTGTGTGATATTTGTGGCGATAATGCGACAAAACCTAAGCAATTAGGCAGACTAATCAAAGGGTGGACACGAGATAAACAGCAACCCTATCTCTGCGAGGCTCATGCTAGGGAGGCGGGGGTTTTGTGGTGAGCGAAAGAACTTGACTTTCAGCACGGCGTGTGGTAAAATGCCCTCGTAAGTCGAATACAAAACGAGGAGACAACAACACATGAACACGCTAGTCAGCAATATCAGAGTCGAGGATGTGCCCAAGCCGGAAGCCTTCGCATTTAAGGCGCTCGGCAGGATAGGCGAGGTCGAATCCCGCGAAGTCAGGAACGGCTACACACAGGTAACTATCCCTCTAGCCTATCGGTTGAAGGATACTGACCAGTCTGACCGCACCTTCTACGCACGTATCAACATCAAGCCTGAGTGGCTCCAGCCCGGTTTCACCGCCACCACCACCAACGAACAGATAAGCTATAACATCAACGTCCGTAAGTTGATGCGCGGTCTGTTCACTGGCGCTGGCATCACCGAAGGCGACATGGACTTCAACGCCTTGACTGGCCGCATGGTCGGTTTCGGTACGAAGCTCCAGAAGGACGATGCGTCACGACTCGAAGTCAGTTACTTCTTCACCCCTCGCACCTAACTACACTCTTGATTGAGGCAGTATAGGTGTGAGGGTAGTTGGGAGGTTATGGTTTACCCGGAACCAACCCAACTGGCCCCTGTCAATGACCTGAGAGCAGGCAGGGGCTCGCTATTATAGTTATGACTAGCAGGGTAACTCCCTCAGTGGCCACTGAGACGGAAGCAATGCCCCCTGGCCGGACAGGATAAAGGAGTAAAATGCTAGTCAGAGTTTGAGAGAGAGAGGACGCGGAGTGGCAGGTAATGAACAGAGACTGTGGCTGGTAGTGCTGTTGGATAGTCTCGCGCATCTCCATGAACCTGACCGGAGCACATGGATAGCGTCGCGGGACTTCCAGAACATCAGTCGTTGGTCTGGCGTAAGTCCCAAAGTGGCAGCCCAACTGACTGCGAGGCGAGCCAAGTCGGCCCTCCGCATCCTCCGCTCTCATCAGAACCTTGACAAGATACTAGACCAGTTGGAAGGAGACGAAGATGGCTAAACCACTGACACTGCTGGAGTCCGTGCTCGTACAGATTCTAGTCCAGACGATGGAGGCCGACTGCATGGGTAGAGACTACATGGAGAAGGCACTCATGCGGACGGGACTTACTAAGCAGCAAGCAAACAAAGCATTAGGAAGGTAGAGATGATGAGCCCCATCGCCATTGTAGATTTACCGGCGGGCCATCTTGAGAAACCTTACACCGCCGCAGAGGATGAGAGTTATTGTGACATCTGCAACTGGTATGGGAACTTTAGAAAGAATGCGAATATCTGGTTGTGCGAGAAGCACGCAAGAGAGTTAGGCCACTTATGGTAAGGAGATAACATGGCAAAGCGACAGCAAGAAGAAGTAATTTCTATCGCCACATTTGACATTGAGACCTCAAACCTCAGTGCCGACTTCGGTCGGGTACTCTGCGCGGTGGTGAAGCAGGTAGGCAAGAAGCCCATCATCTTCAGGGGCGACAACTACGCGGCATGGAAGAAGGGCAATAAGTATGATGACTCTGGGCTGGTGAAGGACATCATCGTCGAGCTGAACAAGCATGATGTGCTTATAGCCCATAACGGGCTGCGGTTCGACCGGCCCTTCCTCAACACCCGCGCCTTCAGTGGGCTGTCGGGTGGTACTGGTGGGGTGATAGTCAACCCGCGCTGCAAGATGATTGACCCCGTGACGATAGCGCGCAAGCACCTGCGCTTCTCATGGAACAGCCTCGCTCGCATCCTCCAACACTTCGGCTTGGGTTCCAAGTCCAGTGTGGAGGGGCACATGTGGCTGCGTGCCCTGCTGGCCACGGGCAAAGAACAGCGCAGGGCGATGGACGAAGTGGTGGAGCACTGCATCGTAGACGTAGTCAAACTCGAACAGTTGGTCGGCAAGCTACGCAAGTTCATCCCGCGCATCGACGAGTATGGTAGCAAGTAACCATCGGGGTGACTTATGGCGAAGAAACCAAAGGAAGTTCGACTGAGGATGAAGTGCCCTAAATGTGGCTGGGGGGAAGTGAACCTGCTCTACGGTATGTCAGCTTCATCCAGTGATTGTGAATCCTGCGGAACGCATGGTGGAATCGTAGTTACTTGTCCAAAGTGCAGCAAGGCGTACAAGATATATGACTGGTAAGGAGATTAACATGGCGTTGAAGAGGTGGTTAGAGCTGGTGTGTGACATCTGCACGACCAAGAAGCAGGTAGAGCTGACGGGTCAGGAGCAGGAGGTCAAAGAGCAGATGGTGGGCTGGTATAACATCGTCACTGACACGGAGCAGGGGCCGGAGACTTACCTAGTGTGCTCCGGCAAGTGCTTGAAGGAAGTAGGCGACGTGGCTATGAAGGCCACCATCGAGAGGAAAGGCTAATGAGGAAGCTAGTTATAGGCTTAGGACTTATGGCACGTCAGTTAGAGTATCTCCGAGCCCAAGCAGCCCAGAAAAAGTATTATGAAGTGGAAGCCTCACTTCTGGCTGCTATACTCGCTGTAGAAAGGCGTCTGACTCTAGCGAGGAAGAGGAGAATAAGTCATGTGGCGTAAGAAGAGCGACCGTGTGAACCTTGACAAGCTATACCCTCAGTTGGCACTAGCGTTGGAGAAGGCCGGGTCGTTCCATGACCTGCTGTTCGGCAAGCCTCTCGTCGTCACGAGCGCCAACGACGGTAGACACAGCCGCACCAGCCGACACTACCGTAACATGGCCATCGACATCCGCTCGTGGGACAAGTCCGAGCTAGGCCAGTTGACGTTCCATGTGATACTAGCGCATCTGGCAAAGGAGTATGACCTTGCAATCTTCGACGAAAGAAACCGTGACAAGGCACCACATTGGCACATCGAAATTGCCGATTGACTATAAGGTGAAACCTTTATTCCTTGTAAGTGAAGGCCCTATGTGTGACGCTTGTGATTGGAACAGCAGTTTTTGTGGGCTCCGGGAATCCTGGTTGTGCTTGGAACATGCTAGGGAGTTAGGACTGTTATGGTAAGGAGACAGACATGGCAGTAGCGTGGCATGACCGCATCAAGGAGTGGGAAGCCCTAGGCGACAAGCGGTGCCAGGAACAGGGCCGTATCCTGCTGGTGAACAATCAGATGACCGGCGAACGTATTATCTCCGATGAACAGACTGGCGATTACGCAAAAAATAAAAAGCTCCTCCTTGAGATTATGAAGGTCACTACGGGCCATGTGAGTGACTTGCTGTATCCGATGAACTGTCTCTACAACACGCTGCACCACGCGTTGTGGGATGCCCGAAAGGTCGAGCACGTGCGGCTATGCATTGACCACGCACGCAAGGACGGCTGGCTATGGTAGATTTAGCTCCGTCCACTTACAAGAGAATTCAGGAGCGGATAGCGGAAACGTCCGTCGGGGTTACAGTCGCAGACACCATGGAATGGGATAAAGGTGAATGTGATATTTGTTCAAGACTAACAAGAAAAATGCTTGATACTCACTACCTGGATTCTTGGATCGTCTGTGAGTATCATGGGCGGGAGTTGGGGGTAATATGGTAGAGTCTATCACGCTCAAGTTAGCCCGGTATCTGCATGACAGGCACCATCCTGTTCAGGCATGGGACTCCTGCGTTCAAGGTTGCCGGGACTTCTACTCCCTGATGGCCGACTCGGCTATCCTCTACCTGAAGAAGCACGACCACATGAAGCTGACATTAGGCGACCAGCTACACCAGCGTAAGTTGGACGACAAGCTGGACGCTCAGATGGAAGGAGGCGAATAATGATTGTCTATCTAGCAGGTCTGATTAGCACCGACCATCCACAGTCACTGGAGTGGCGTGAGGATGCCGCATTCAAGCTCGATGCGGGCTGGGGGATTGACAGCCTCTCTCCCTTGCGCGGTAAGGACATGACTACGAGCAGGGATGGGGGCATCAGTACACCCGACCAAAACAGCAAGTCAATCATCCTACGAGACTACAATGACATCATTCAGGCCGATGTGATGCTGGCCAACTTTGACCTGTGGGGCAGCACGCGCCCCCTCACTGGCACACTCATGGAGCTAGGATGGGCATGGCAGATGAAGATGCCTGTCGTTGCCGTGTGCCATAAAGAGGACACGTTCATGAGGAACCATCCCTTCATCAACGAGTGTGTGTCGCACTACTGCGAGACAGTGGAGGAAGCAATAGAGTTTATCGGGAGGTACTATGCGTAGAGTCACATGGTTGCGTTATAATCATGAGATAAAAAATATGTTTTTAGGCTCTTGGCTACGTCAGCCGATGCAACGCACCGAGTATTACATGCCGTGGGGCACCGTGACAGTTGATGAGCTCTGTAGGATGGAGAGTTACATAAGTGAGCGTCAGCCCAAAGGGGATAGCGGATACGCCATAGCGAGTCTAGTCAATGGCTGGGATTAAACACGACTCTGGTAAGGCACGCTTCGACCTGCTGCCTGTCAAGCCGCTATTCAAGCTGGTTGAGGTCTATACGCTAGGGGCCAAGAAGTACAGTGACAGGAATTGGGAGGAAGGTATCCCGTGGTGGCGCATCTTCGGTGCCATGATGCGTCATGGCTGGGCTTGGTGGGGCGGCGAGAGGCTAGACCCTGAAGATGGACAGCACCACCTAGCCAGCGTAGCCTGGTGCGCGCTCACACTGATGGAATTTGAAGAGACCCATCCAGAGCTGGATGACAGACCTAAAGGAGATAAGAATGCCGAGATATAAACGTCGTAGCAGACGCCCGACCAACCCCTCGATGCCTATTCACGAGATGATAGACCGCTCGGCCATTGACCGCCGTGAAGTCTACATCACCGGAGTCATCAACTCCGAAGTCCAGTACTACCTGACTCGCATCCTCTCTTTCTTGTCAGAGGACTCGAATAAGCCCATCAACATCATCCTCAACACTCCAGGCGGACTAGTGGCTGATGGGCTGGCTATCTATGACCTACTCAAGTCCATAACCGGAGCCCGTAAGACGCCCATCAACATCGTCGCCACTGGTCAGTGCATGAGCATGGGGGCCATCATCCTCCAGGCCGCCACCAAGCGATTCGCCACAGCCCACTGCTCGCTCGGTCTGCACGAACTCTCGGCTGCAAACGTCGGCTCGTTCTCTAGCACGGAAGATACCCAGAAAGAGATTCGGAGAACTCAAGGCACCCTCAACGACATTATCACAGCTCGTACTGGCATGACTAAGAAGAAGCTGCAAGGACTTATCGCTCGGCGTAACCAGGTGTTCACGCCCGAAGAAGCCCTTGAGTTGAATCTCATCGACGGGGTAATAGAGTAATGACAAACACCGACAGCACCACAGTCCCCACCAATGGGGGTACGTTCACCATCCCAGGCCACCCAATTACCACCATCCCAAGCGGCGTCGCATGGACTACAACAGCACCGGAGTTTCGCAAATCCGTCAATGATATAGAAGGCAAGACTTGGTATGAGATGGATGTCTCTCAAGCCGACATCATCGTCATCCTCCAAGATGGCAAGCGAGTGGAGATGGACAAGAAGGACTTTCTCCAAAAGGTAGGGTTGGAATGGTAATGTATAGAGATGATACGATTCTGCTGAAGTATCTAGCTGCCTATGATGGTGACTGGTACGATATCAAAGAGGACTGCGACCGATGTGGAACCCTCTGTGACGACCCGCTCCGAAAGCTCTCTATTGAGAGGTGGATTAGTATAGCTCCGCGTGGGGCCAGACCCTTTTTCTGCCCTGATTGTGCCCGTCACTATGGGTTGTCGTGGTAGATGGCGACGGTCTTCAAATCGTTCATCACCCAGGTCATCAAGCCCGGCTACTTCTACATCAAGCCCCTATTGCCGCGCAAAGGCAAACTCCTCCTGGCTGCTGACCCCAAAGCCTTCAAGTCCATGCTCGCCCTCAACATTGCGTACTCTCTCTGCGAAGGCTCCCTAGTGATGGGTACCTTTCCCGTCAGTGGCCCGAAGAGGGCGCTGCTGATAGAGCAGGAGGTCGGCCCTGAACGCCTGGTCAAGCGCCTCAAAGACATACACGGCGCACGAAAAGGAACTCTAGTGCAGGATTCTTTCTGGTTCGTCAGCAAAGACCTCGGCTGTAGACTCGACACTAAGGATGGTCGCGGCCTAATAGCCAGTCACATCGAGGAAGCCAAGCCTCACGTGGTCATCTTCGACCCACTAGCCAACTTCCACCACATCGACGAGAACTCCAACTCAGAGATGAAAGTCCTCCTATCGGAGCTGACCCAAATGCAGGAGACCTACGACTTCGCCTCCATCATCATCCACCACATGGGCAAGACTAGCGAGCACCGCACCCTATCGTCACCGGAGCGCCTGCGCGGGGCTGGTGTGCTGTTCGCTGACGTAGATACCCTGGCCGTCATCTGGAAGCCGGACTTTCGCAAGACAAACGACATTAGCCTACGCTTCGCCACGCGCTCGCCCATCGACCAAGACTTTCTAAAGCTGGAATTCCAAAAGAAGGAAGGTACATTCAAACGTGTCTAAGTTAGAGTTCTACAAACAAGAGATGAGTCTAATCGAGACTCTTTGCTCTGATTGTCGTGGCGCTATCCGCAAGCGAGACATGTGTGCTTGGCGGAAGACGGCGACGGAACTTGGGTGGCATTGGATTTGCTTAGATTGTGCTCGCAAGCGAGGTTGGATATGGTAGCCCTAGTCATGCCGCTGGCCGGTAAAGCGGGGGGCACAGGCCAGCCAGACACGTGCAAGGGCTGTCCGCTGTATGGCGTGGGCAAGGGCTTTGTGCTAGAGCCTGCTCCGGTCTGGTCGCGGATAAAGATGGCTATTATAGGCGAGGCCCCAGGCATCAACGAGGTGCTGCAAGGCAAGCCATTCGTTGGCAAGGCTGGTTGGTGGCTGCTCCGCAACATTCTAAACCCGGTTGGGCTCAGCCGAAAGGAGGTCTATCTTGACAATACTCTGCGATGCTTGCCCCCTAAGAACAAGCAAGGTGAAGCGTACCCTGTGGGAGTTGATAAAGCTCAGGCTGAAATGCATTGCCGACAGTATGATAAAACCATCCCCGCCTCCGTGCCTATCATGCTGGTTGGAGGCAAGGCGCTTGGACAAAAACTTGGACTAAGAGGCATCTCGGATTGGCATGGCCACGTCACCTTCCAAGGCGGACAGTTGGTTGGTTGTACGTTTCACCCATCGGCGGTGATGCGTCAGCCCAACCTATTGCCCGTCGCCATACGTGAGCACTACAACCTGCTCACCGCCCATGCCAATCCATCCATCCTGAAGTATCCCACGGTGGTCAAGGGCATGTTGCCTGACCAGCCTGGGCCAATGGTGTTCGACCTAGAGTGGGATAGAAAGACGAAAGAAATCTCTTGTATAGGAGTAGCATATGAAGCTGACAAAGCATACTCGACCTACGATGTGGCAGATGGTAGGCATCTGTTGGCCAACCGCCTTGATAACCATAAGTTACTCATTGGTCACAATGTCATTGATGCCGATTTCAACACTCTTAGTCATCATCCAACTAGCTACCATCCCGATTGCATATTCGATACTAAGGTGGTGGCTCATCTCATCCACGCCCACCTCGCCAACCTTGGACTCCTCGGACTCCGCTCCCTCGTTTCTTACTACCGACCGGCAACTGGTTGGAAAGAGGATAAAGGCGATTTACTTGAGTACAACGGACGAGACTGTGCCTACAACTACTACCTCTACGAGCAGCTCAAAGCCGACCTCACCACCACCGACCAATGGCACCTAGTCGAGAAGCAGCAACGCCTAGCTAGGCTGGCTGTGCTGATGAGGGAGCGAGGAGTTGACATAGACCTGAGAGCAGTCAGGCGGTATCACCGTGAGTGGCAGGGCAACAAGCAGTTGTTGAAGGATGACTTCCCGTTCAATCCCAACTCGCCCAAGCAGGTGATAGAGTTCTTCGACAGTGAAGGCATCACCCTGCGAGACACCAAGGAAGTGACTATCAAGCGGCAGGCTGACCGGCACCCGCTGATGGAGCAGTTGGCCGACTACAAGGAGCTGGGTGTCAAGCCCATCACGACGTGGTTCCCATTGGGCAAGAGCAAAGTGCATCCGACCTTCAATGTGACGGGTACGGACGTGGCGCGCTTCAGCTCGTCGGAGCCGAACTTCCAGAACATCCCGCCGTCACTGAGACGGATGATAGTGGCACCTGAAGGCATGGTCATAGTGGGGCTGGACTTCTCGCAGATTGAGAACAGATGCGTAGCGTGGCTGGCTGGCGACAAGCAGATGTTGTCTGACTTCGCATCGGGCATGGATTTTCACCGGCTGTCGGCAAGCCGAATCTATAACAAGAGGTATGAGGATGTCACTGACAAAGAGAGATTTGAGGGAAAGAAGACTATTCACGCGAGCAATTATGGTGAGTTGCCTGCGAGTCTTGCTGAGCGATTGTTTGGAGACCGTAAGCGTGGCTCACTTGGACGAGCTGCTGGACTCCAAGCTGCATATTTCAATGCGTATCCAGCTGTCAGGGAATGGCAAAGTAAGGTCTCGTGTCTTCTCGAAGGCGGTGAGATTACGCTAGTTAATCCGTTTGGGCGGGTGAGGTACATCTATGGGCAAGACGCACATACGAGGAAGAAGAAGGGTTGTCACTACTATGGGTGCTCTAGTGCTGCTGACATTGTCAATCAGCGGGCTCTGGATATATGGCAAGAAGAAGCGCTCATTCCTATCCTTATCGTACATGACGAACTTGTGTATTGCCTACCTGTTGGTACGGCAACAGCTACAATCACACGTCTCAAAGATATTATGACACGGCCGGTCAAGGAGATGGGTGGGTTGGTGGTTCCAGTCACGGCGAAGGTCGGAGGAGATTATGGTAACCTTTGTGTTTTGTGACATCTGCACGGGGGCTAAGTGTAGCTGGTGCGACGAACCGAGCAGGGAGATTTACCATGAAATGGAGGATAACGCGACATATACAACTGACGGGTCAGTGTGCGCCGACTGTCTGAGAGGGAAGGGCCTACTATGGTGACTTACAAACTCCTGCATGCGGAGAAGCAGGCTTGCTCTGGCCCCTGCTTTTTATGCGGGGTCGCCGGTGTGCCCTACTACCACATAAAGCAGATAGAGCCTCCGGGAAAGGGCAGGATTAGGTTGACTAGAGATTGCTGTGAGGAGTGTGCTAGGGCTTTGGGTCTTGTCTGGTGATGTGGTCGATGATGAGTTCGCGGAGGTCGCTTATCTCGGAGTAGATGTGGGGGATGTGGTTCTTGATGACGTGGTTGCAGAGGACTTCTACTTTGGTGAAGCGTGCGGAGAGCTTCATGGCTACGCCTACCACTGTGAGAAGGTTGACGCCGAGCCCGACGGCGATGACTATGGCTTCGATGCTCATTGTATCTCTCCGACCGCGTTCAGGGTACGAGCGAACGTGGTCTCCGTCTTGCCCTTTGCGCTGCTGCTGGCCATGCCGAGGTAGTAGTCTAGTCTCTCTTCAATTAGTGCGGGGCTTAGGGCGCGGAAGAAGGGGTCGTTGTCGAGTCCCGCAACCATCAGAGCGAAGTATTCGCCGCGCTTTCGGATATAGAACCGCTTAACCCTATCGTCGAGCAGGTCGTTGTCCACCACGACACCATCACCCCCGCGAGTTCGGAGTTCGATGCTCTCTGGGAATTGGGTAAGGCGGGGCGCACGGTCTGTGCGGCGACGCACAAATTCGAGGAAGCGTTCCGTGGCGTTGAGGTCTTTGACTGTCACAATGCTGCCGAAGGAACGGGGCACGTTGAGGTCGGTGAACATGAGCTTCTTGAGGGAGGACTCTTCGCCACCTGGCCGCAACCTGGCTCGGCCTGTGATGCCGGGGAATAAGGTCAAGCCAGGCATGAACGTGCCTTCTTCTGTGAAGGGCTCCTCTCTGTGGTCAGTCATCAAGTCATTGATAATGGCAAACATAGCTTTGCCGGGAAAGAGATTTTGAAAGACTCGTTCACTCTCGCGTGTGAGGCGCTGCCCGGTAATTCGGGTCGGCTGGAATAGCGCCAGCGGTAGTGGGCCAAGCAAGCCGCCGCCTAAGAAGGTCAAGCCGCTCACTTCGAGAGCAGCCGATGCCTTCTCGAAGTCTCCTTTGACTAGGGCAGTCAGGAGAATGGCGTCCGTGAGAGGAGAAGGGAGGATTGACTGACGCCCACTGGCGGGGTCAACGTATTTGATGCCGAAGCCTGTGAAGTCGAGGTTATCGTAGAGGAGTCTATCGACGGCGAGAACAGTACCGGCCCCCGCCAACTGCCGGGTAACGGCTTGCGTCAGTACATCGAGTTGTGACAGACCAAGGGCAGCCCCACGTCGGGCTGTTTGAATCGTCCCAAAGATGGGAACGAACTCCGCGAGGAACTCAGCCCAGGCCGCCCCGAAGCGCACGAAGGGGGAGGCGAATAGTTGGATGGCGGGATGGTCGGCAATTTGAGTGAACGTCGCGCTGCGAGGGACGATGAAGGCAGCTCGATTGCCAAACTCGATAGCTTTAGATTGGGTAGAGGCTGGAAGATTGGCTAGGAAGTTGCGAACAAATAATTCTCGTTCTACCCCACCGACGCCTGCCTTTCGTGACGCTTTGAAAGCCTCGTCGAATAGGAAAGTGCGAACGGCCTGACGCCGGAAGATGGTGTCTGCTACCCCCTTGCCCTTTAGCCCGCCGAACAGCACATTCTCTAGTACACGGCCTCCCAGAGAGAGAGTGGGGTCGCGGCCAATCGCTTCACCTGATACGAATATGCCTTTGGTGTTGGCTTTGGCAAAGGTGTCTACCAACTTTCGGTTCCGTATGGAATTGTAGACTGACGCAAGTCTGGTGGCATTCGCGGCCCGACCAAGGAGCACGTCCGTAGCATCGGCTAACCCACGTGAGGCGGTGTCGAGTGTGAGGTGGGCCGTGTTCCCGATACTGTCTTGGAAAAAGGAGAGATAGCCGAAGAGGTTGTTCCGCAGACTGAGTATGATGGGACGGGCATTCTTCTTGAAAGTGAAGGGACGCGAGAAGGCTGTTTGTAAAGTCCGCAGGGGGCTCGGCGATGTGAGGCTCGCCAAGGCTTGGATAGACTCCAAGGCAAAAGCATTCAGCTCATTCGCCACGCCTCGGATATGGTTGAAGGAGTCAAAGCGGAGGTGGCCATCCTTTAGGGCGTCGCGGAGTCGGTTATTGTTGGCCACTAGACGCCGAAAGGTCTCGATGTTGAAGCCTTCAAAGCCCAGCTTGATTTGAGAGATGGGCTTCTTCAGTTGACGCGACAACTCCTGACGCTTGAACTGTCGAGCTTTGCCCTTAAGCGGCCCCGCCAACAGTTGGATGAAGCGCCGGTCAACTGCCGCCACATACTCCAGCTCTTCCAACAGAACCTGCTTGAGTTCTGGCCCCACAGTCTCCATCTCCACTCCGATGGTCTTATTCTGAAAAGAGTTACGGGCGGCCCCGGACAGTCGCTGGCCTTTTAATCCCAACTCAGCTTCTCGCGCCACTATACGGGCATCCACACGCACCATGATGTCGTCGGCAGCCGCATTGAAGGTGTCGGCGGTCTTGGCTAGGCGGCGACGGGCCTGTGGGACGATGTTGCGGAGGAACTGGCCGCGGTCAAGTTTGTTAAGCCCTGCGGTTATTGTCTTTCTGAACTTGGAGGCATCGGGAGTGAAGACTTTGGTGAGCCCGGCTATGGCGGGGCGGGTGACAGCACCAAACACACCGAACTCTGCGGCTGTAGCGAGGCGGCTGGCGATGGAGACAGGGTCGTTGCGGTCTACGAAGAAGGGCGAGAGCCCGGCAGTCACGCCCTCGACTGCTCCCTCGACTGCTTGGGTCGCGGCGGTGCCTGCACGGCTGGCGGCCTTGGGCAGTTGTCTGAGGATGATGGACTTGCCGAAGCGTCCGAGCCCAAACCCTCCTAGCTGGAAGACAGCATCGAAAGCAGAGGCAGTCAATCGGCTCTCAGCCTCTTCGGGGGATATGGTAGGTTGGAAGCCTGCGCCCTCTGGTATGAGGCCGAGCTTCTCCTTCCCCAATCCCACACCAACGGCTATACCCTCGCCAAGAGCCTGCATGCCACGGAAGGTGCGGGCCGGGAAGTCGAGGATATCTTTGCCAACCTCTACCACACCCTCACCTAGAGCGAGGATGAATTTCTCGACAGGGCCAGGGTCATCTTCGTCAAAGCCCGCAATGAGGTCTTGGATGGTGACGAGGTCTCGTCGTTTGGGGAACGGCCCTCCCGCTCCCCGGATGATGGCGATTCGTTGGTCAAAATCCGCGACGGGCGGGGTATCTTTGAATTCTTCTATAAGTTCAGCTAACGTAGGCACGTTGCTCCGGTCAGACTATTGTAGTTTCCGCTTGCGGATACCAAGTTTGTCAAGTAGGTCTAAGAGTTTCTCTAGGTTTTCAGCGGCGGCTTTGCTACGTTTCGCTTCCGCATCCTCTTTAGGAGCGGTTGGGATTGTGGCGGGCGGTGTGGTGGGTGTGGGGGAAGGGGCGGGAGGCAGGCCTTCGCCAGCGGCGGGGGAGCGTAGTTGCAGCCCACGCTTGGCTAGAAACAGCAAGGCTTCCTCAACGTCTCCTGGTGTTGCGAGTGGGACATCGAGGTCGAGCGTGAAGTTCCCCTGGTTGTCGGAGCGTAGTGTCCCTTTGAACTTGGGGTCGTTTAGTTGCTCCTCTGTCGGCTTCTCGATAGGGAGGGCGGTTGCCCCAAGGAGAGCTTGTGGTGTAGTGCCCTCTCCTAGACGAACACCGGACTTCTTAGTTGCCAGCTTGTTGCTGATGCTAAGAGAGAGAAAGGATTGGAGCTGCTTTGCCTGGTTGAATGGGATGCTGCCATCCCGCTGTCCTGCCTCTAGCATCTGTCGGAAGCGGGTGGGGTCGCCGTCGCTTAGCTCCATCAGTTCCTGGAATTTTAGTTGAAGGGCCTCCGCTCGTAATGCTGTATCACTTTGTATTGTGGCCTGAAAGCGGGCGTGAGACTTTGCAAGTTCAGCAGCAAGGAGCCTATCCTGGACTCCCGCCGGGCCGCTCGCCACTTTGAGCGGAGGGAACCCTTTTACAGGAATGGTGTAGGCGGGGAGTATCTTGAGGGGGTCGTCGATTGTAAAGAACCGAATCTTGTCCTCTAAGATTTGTGTTATTGCAGGCAGACCCTTTCGTTCTGCTTCATCAAATTCCTCTACGCTTGACTCGGTGTAGCCACGCGACTTTAGTGTGGCGGCCACGTCTCTGGTGATGCCAGCCTCGAGGGCTCTGATTTTAAGCGGGAAAGTCTGTGCGTCTCGCTCGCGCTGAATCACTTTTGCGGCAGCGTCCACTTTGGCCATCTCTAATAAGTCCTCTTGCCGGAGTTCGCTGGCTGCTCGGGCTTCAGTCTGCCCACGAAGATTAGCTAAGCGAGCAGCACGCTCTTCTTCCTGTTCCTCACGCTGGCGCTGTTGGAGTTTGAACTGGAAGGGCGCGAAGCCGCCCGCAGCCACGGCCTCTAGTGGATTCTGTGCGCGGGCACCGGCCCCTAGCCCTAGCAGACCGGCCAGTAGGACGTTGGCGAGTAGGCCACGTTCGGGCAGGAGCTTGCCGCCAAAGACGCCGGGCTGTTGGGAGAGGGGCTCAGCACCCGCAGAGATTGTCAGGCCGGGCGGCTGGGTCGGGGGTGTCTGAGCGCCTGCCAGAATGTGTTCGGGATTGTGAACCATATTAGAACTCCATGAAGAAACTTAGGGTACTGGTCTCTGCGGTCTCGTCGTCAGGTAGAGCTTGGCGGAGGAACTTCACTAGGAAGGCTGCCATTGTGGGAGGGAACTGGTAAGCGCGCATAAGGTCAAGTAGTGTGCTGTCACCAGAGAGATGATAGCGAGACTTACCCAGAGCCTTGATTTTGAGGTCAAACAGAAGCGCCTGATAACCGTCAATGTGACTATCGAACACACGAATCCCGCTGTCAGTGCGCGGATGGCGAACTGACCATGCTTTGAGCAAGCCCGGATTGCGTGTCTGATATGCTTCACTGTCTGGACTGTGGTAGCCCGTGTGCTTGGCTATGGCGTCTGCTAGTGCCTCTAAGCGGCGCATACTAGCTCCGTAGGGTGTCGAATAGCTGCCGCAGCATGATGTGGGCTAGGAAGGACTGGTGAATCATGGTGGCCCACTCGCGTCCTTCACGCTGGTAGACAGCCGCGAATTGAGGATGCTGGTGAAGGCGGGTCTGGATGTAGCGCGCAGTGTAGCTGTCGTAGAGAGTATAGGCGACCCAACATGCCGCCAGCGCGCCGACACCTACTGCTGCGCCAGCACCAATCAGGGAGTTGAGGACCCCGCTAGGTTGCCCGCCGACGAAACCGCTCAGCCCACCGATGGCTTGGCCGCTGAAGGCAGCAGGGTTCAAGAGCGCAGCATTGCCTTGAAGAATGGAACCCGCATTGAAGATACTGGCCAGTCTGCGTTCGCCACCGGCTATGCTGATTTGTCGTTGGGCTCCGGCTAGGGCTTCTGCTTCCGCTGACTCTACACCACCGAGGAGGGCAATGGTTGCTCCGCCTGGCAGTTGACGGCCACCGAGAATGGCGGCGCGTGACTGTATCTGTTGGCGGGCTACGTCGAAGCGGCCTGTAGTTTCCTCGAAGGCTTGGGTGCGGAGAGCTGCCTCTTCACCAGGCAGGAAGCCGGTGAAGTCAGGGTCGAATACGAAGGCTAGGCGCTGCTTTAAGAAACTTAGTAAGTCGCGTTGGCCAGCGAGTTGCTGCTGCATAATGCCAAAGAGCTGCTTGGAGAGTGCTTCGAGTGCTCTGCGTGCTGATTTTCCCATAATTAACTGTTTTCTACCTCAAGTAAGGCTGAGTTTAAGTCTCCTGTACTATCGCCGCCGCCGACCCCACCGCCTCCGATGCTATCAACCACCGTCACGTCACCACCACCATCAGCAGGCGTCGTAATAGTACCAAGGACGAGAATGCCGGAAGCCTCCAGTAGATTGAGCGCGTCCGTGGTAGCGAAAAAGCAAGAGTCCGGCGTGCCATCTCTATCACTGTCTAGAAAGTAGATGGTGTAGGCAGTCGAGAATGAGAGATTGCCGATAGTAGCTGCCTGATATGAAACCTTCGGGATGTCGGGCCAATGCACCACAAAAGTAGCCACGTCGATGGCAGCCACAGACCCATCGTCACGCGCTGTTAGAAGTTGCGATGGCTGGATGACATAGCTTCGGTCGGTTAGCTGAGTAGTGATTGCGTCGTCGAGCAACTGCTGGAAGTTCGACGTTGGGAACTCTCCCCGGCCATCAGGTGTGATGAATTGGTCGAGCCGAGCTATCTCCCGGCTTTGGGTCAGTTCGAGAGGCATCTTACTTGGCCACCAATGTTAGGGAGTAGAGTTGTGTTCCATTATCCTCGGCAGGCAGTGACAACTGCACCTGCAAGTGCCGAGCCATCTCCCGGATGTAGTAACGGAGAGACCGGGCGGTGTCTGATGCGCCGAGCAACGGTGGGTCATTCACCTTGTCGAGTATGAGTTTGTACTCCAAGCCGACCTCATTGAGACGGACGCCAACTGCATAGTCTGTGTTGCCTGAACTCCGCTCCAAGATGATGGCCTCCACCTCGCGTAGTACAGCGGGGGGTGCGATAACGAATGAACCGAAGCTCATATTCATGGCGTAGGCGGTGCCGTCGTCAGTGAATACAGTGCTGCTACGCTTCAGGATAGTGGTAGACCGGCCCAACACCAAGTCAAAATTCCCTGCTGATGTCTCAACTGAGCCTAGAGTTTTCAGGCCGCCTATGATATTGGCTCGTGGGCTCCACACTTCGTCCACCAAAGCCATCTTATAGAAGAAACTATTACCATCACTCACGTAGAGGTTATTGTCTGTTGCTTCATCCCGATGCAGAGTGAGTTCAACTGACGAGGGGGCAATGGTGGCAAGCCGATCGGCGATGGGGAAACCAACTTCCCTAATCTCTTCCGGTGCAATGGACAGCAACTCGCGGGAAGACGTGAAGATAAATGCCCGGTCTTCTGTGCCCGCTATGGCTCGGTTGCTGCTGATGCCAAGCCGTTTCTGCCAAGGCATGGCGAAGAAGGATGTCTGGTCGATACCGCGAATCACGAACAAATCGCTCTCAGTGAATACTAGAAGCCCCACTGCGAAAGGGAAGAGAGCCGTCACTTTGCCAGGAAAGTTAAAGAAGTTGAGGGCCGACCATGCTTCCTCTGGCACCCCATTGAGTATCTCACCGCCCCCGCTGTAGTAGACGATGTTGTCTACTGAGCCCCACATACGCCCACTGTGGAACACAACGTTATTTATACCATCGGTAGGAGGGTCATTGAGTCCGGCCAGCGGAGCCTTTAGTGTGCCAAGGGCCGAGTCGGCTATCTCATCCTCGAAGTCCCATGTGCCGCTACCTGGATTAGTGACTGTACCGAGCAGGAAGAAAATACCTCCCCCATCTGCATTGCGATAGACCTCAATCAAATCTACTTGACTATCGGAACCAAAATTACCAGTCACTGTAATCTTCTTGCTAGTGAATGGGTTGGTGCAAGCAGACACCGGAGAAGCCGTGCTGATGTGCCCTGTGCTAGAGTTCTTATAGACGAAGCGATAGTCATAACCACGAGCTGCTGTTAAAGAACCCGCAGTTTGAGCCGTGGTTGGCGTGTCCGTTGGAGCCACTATGCCCCAACGAGTCTGATTAGTGCCGTCCCACTTCTGTTCCTCGCCTGTCTTGCCATTGGCAAAGTAGAGCATGCTGCCGACAGGCGCAAATGAGTATGGAGTGCTACTATTGGTGGGCGTATAGAAAGTGGTGATGGTATTTCCGGCCACGGCAACCGACCTGAGAGCAGTAGTCGCATCTGCTACTAGCAAGAGGGTGTCGTCCAACTGGCGGAATGAGAAGAACCGTTGTGCACTTTCTCCGCCCGCCAATGCCGTACTGAGTAGAGCATTGTAACCCGCCCTCCGCTTGACGGTGTGTTGCGGGGTAATCTCGCAGTTGAGACCGTCTAGCAGAGCGGAGGGATTGCCGCCCGGCAGTGAGAATGGCGAACGATTCGACCATAGCCCAATCGAGAAGTTACTAATGTAGATGGGCTCAATAGGGACTATCGGAGGCATTTAGTTCGCCTCATCGGTAGTGTTCCCTAGCGGCTGAGAGACAAGGGCATAAATCTTGGCTCGACCTGCTGTAGCATTCGCGTGGTTGTCGCCTGTCAAGTCCATCTGGAGTTCAATCACCCCGCCAGCGAGAAACATATAAGGGGCAAACTTGTCCGTAGTGTCGAAAAGTAGGGCTCCCTTCCCGCCGTTTGCTGTGGCATCATGCAGCTCGTATACCTTGGCGGCGGCGAAGAAGTTATCATCCAGTGTTAGGTCGTTGGCCGCGCCCGCGTTGGTGCCAACTGAGGCAACCGCTGCCGAGATGGAACCTCCTGCCCACGCGGTGCTTACCGTCCCCATAATATCGTGAATCACAGTATTGGTGGGCAACGTCCAGAGAGTGAAAGTATCAGCCGTAGCCCCGGCTGTCATGTCGCCAAAATCAACTTGCTTGAAAATCCAGCGTGGGACGTTGGAAATTTCCCCCTCAAGAGGGTTGATGATTGTCGTGATGAGCGGGCTGGCGAGAGTTATCGACCCGGCATTATCATCAGTAAAGTTCGGCCCAAGGATGGAGCTAGTTCCTGAATCGCTAATGTCATTCGTATAGCCGCCTCGAAATGAGTTCATGGCCACATGAGTGCCGCTCGCACTGCCATCTATCTGAACTGCGTTGGTTGGGGGAGTACCACTTGCGTGGATTTGATTACCCCTAATGGTGTTGTTATCCCCCTTTACCTGAACCTCTCCGCCTAGCGCAAAGCTAATTAGGTTCGACTCCAACATGCAGGAATCTGCATCCGCACCCAACACCACGTTGAATTTTCCGCTGGGAGTGGTGGCAATCCAGTTCCCCACGATACGAACCCGGTCAGTCTTGTCGATATTGATGTTCTCGCTTGTGTCTGGGTTATCGAGAACCGAGTCTTCAATCACACAATTTATTGTCCGGCCCGTAGCAGTGGGGGCTATGTGGTAATTTAATGCGTTGGTGGAAAGAGTTACGCCACTAAGCAATCGAACCGCCTCGACATAATCGACGATTAGTACTCCATCTCCATCACAACCACTAACAACACTTTGGTCAATGTTCTGGTCAAGAACTCTTTGGCTTCCTGTCCCTGAACCACGGAACTCCCATCCATTTCCTGCACAACCCTGGACTGTGATATTGCTGAATTTATTGCGCCAGGTTCCAGTAGATGGGGCACTGGATGTTGCTTCTACCAGTATCCCATTACGTACATTTCCAGTGGGGATTGTAATGTCGTCGAAGATACTCTCTGCGAGGTCAGTAATACGAAGGGCATAAGTACTGGCGTCGGCGGCAACCGAGTAGCGAATGTCAATCCCTCTTACCCGAACCTTCTGTCCAGAGATTATCACAGCATCGACTGCCGCATTTGAACAGTTGATGATGGTATTATTTCGCCCCTCGCCAATCAGAGTCATGCTGCTCTCATTGATTAACAGACTCGCGGAGACTGAGTAAGTTCCGGCGGGGACAAAAACTGTGCCGGGCGTGTTTCCAGAAGTTAGGTCGTCAATCGCCGCTTGAATCGTAGTGAACTTCACACCATCGACTATCCGCACGTTGTTGAATAAGGGTAGTGTAAGATTGAAGTCTTTGATAGCTTGTGCGGCTACAGGATTGCTGAGGATGGGGTTGGCGAAGGCGGGGTCTACGATGGTAGGTGTCAGGGTGTCGAGGTCAATAGGCGACGCGCCACTGAACACCCAACGCTCAGGCCCAAATACTCTAGCTCCATTCGAATCGAGCACGGTGGTCAAATAGAATGTGCCGCTGGGAGTCAGTTCGTCATTGGCCAGTATGGTGAAGTTGGCAGGCATATCTCCAGTGGAACTTAGAGTGGCAGTCACTCGCGTAGGGGCTACCTGCCCGCCTGCAATTATCATCGCGTCATGCGACAACACAAACTCTATCGTACCGCCATTGACGACCGTGCCTACGGCGTCTTGGAACGAGCCATTCTCTAGGGTCTTACTCACGCTTAGCCTTCTTCATTCGTTCTAGTTTGTCGTGTTCCCACTTCAAGTCCTCGTAACCGCCTCGGATAATCGCCAGGATTAGCAATATCCAGAGCGCGCCAAGGATTGCAAGCATGATTTGAAGGAACATAGCATTATCCTATCATTATGGGACGGCCAGGGAAGAACCCTTCATGCTGTAACTCGGCTTCGTCCTTGGCAGTCGCCCGTCCTATATCTCTGAGGAACTTTCGATACTCCGTCTCGGCCCGCGTATCATCAGCCATCTTGTACGCCATCGCCAGAAAGCCCTGTTGGTAGACCCATGCCAGGTCATCCGGTATAGGTGACCAATTAGCGGTGAGAGCCGTCTTAATGGGCGGCTTTAACTGATAGACTACATAGGCCCGCCACACCACAGTAGACGGCACTTTCCAGAAGCGAAGAGTAGACGTGCTGGCGGCAGCAACAGCAGTTGTGTCAGCGTGGCTTGCAGCAGTTGTTCCCAATACTCCACGCACCAGCCCTGTAAAGGTAGTAGTGGTCGTTCCACTATAGGTCATCATCTCCGACTCAATCAAGATGATTCCTGTCGAAGAGAAACCACTGGTACTATCTACAATGACAGTTGTCTCGACCGCATCAATCCCACTTGGGTCGTCCATCACGGCAGCCTGAGTTCGCTCGTCCTGGCTTAGCATACAGACTTTCTCTGGATTGTCTTTGAGGCTTTCTTTAGGCAGGTCTTGGACAGCCTCAATCTCGCGGGTGGGCTTGAGGTCAGGCGAGGTGGATGTGTTATCCTCATCCTCCATGACGCACGACTCCAGCCATGACAAATCGTCAGTGGCCACCTGGGTATAGTCCTGCTGACCGTCTATGGTGATAAAGGAGGTAAGTTCGGCGCGGTTGAATTTCCACTTATGGGGCGGGGACAGTATCTCCTGAATGACACTGTTGCAGATGGTCAAGGCAGGCTCATTAGAGAACCCACCTATCCCAACGATAGGGACTAGCTTAGTGAACGTCCGTGCCCAATCCACTGTCTCCTGTAGGGTCTTGGTAGTCGCCATCGACTACCTCTTACCCTACGATGTGGGGCGCACGTGTAGGAATGCGAATGAGGCGGTCGTACTCAGGATGGTCGGGCGCACAGGTCATGCCGCAGAACTGACATACACCACGGCGGACACCATCGCTGTTGAACATCCACGCCATACGACTTGTATTGTCCTCGCGCAAATGCCCACAAGCAGCATATTTCCTTTCGTCATTGCGGCGCTTCTGAGCAATCTTCTCTCGCATTCGTAGGCGGGATTCTTCTTTCGACCTGAGAGCAGCCTCGTCCACGATGGGTGAGCGGGCAGCTTTGACCAGCGATTCAAGCTGGTCGGGGGTCATTACAACGGCTCTTTCATCAGCCATTTAATTCTCCTTCTTAGTTAGGATTCATACACCATGTCAATCGTCACAGCACCGTCGGCGGAGTCGAGTGAGCCTCCGAAGTCCAGAGCAAGACGGTCTCCTGCCGCAAACACACGGTCTGCGTCGGTGGCAGTCAGAGTACCATTGACGACGGTATTGGCCGTTGAGGACAAATCGAAGGTGCCAGTGAGCAAGTCCTGACCGGAGGTGGGGGCTTCAGTGCCTTCCGCCTTTGTGACCATAAGAGTCTCGCCAGCGTCGGTGGTAACATGGATTTCACTGATACCAAGGACACGAGCAGTTCGACCTACGGGGCACGTCCAAATATGAGCATCGACAGACGCCGTAACGATGTGGTAGGTGACGGTGAAGCGAGCGCCAGCTTCAATCTGGCCGTCCTGGTTGACGTTAAAGACTACATCCTGGCTGGTGGTATTGCCATCCAACCCCTGTATGAGGTCTCCAGTCTGAGCAGAACCAAGCACGCCCTCGACGACCAAGGGGACTTGGGCGACGTGGCCTGCCTCGATGCGGACTCCTTCATCCGGCAACTTGAATTTGAAGTGCCTACCTTTTGTTACAAATGTACTTGCCATTGCATATTCTCCTTAGCCATTCAGGCAAAGAACGGCTGTGTTGGTATGGGTGCTACAGACTACAGGGCTTCTGCTTCGAAGTAATCACAGATAGCGAACTGGTCGGCGTCCGATTCCTCGAAGTTGCCAACGAGAGTGAAGGCAATCTCGGCGGTGGGGTCAACGCTGGACGGGAAGTTGTCGATGACAGCTTCGGCGTCCAACAGTGAATTGACGATGCTCCAGCCTACGCCGTGCAGGTCTTGCTCACTGGCGTCAGTCTGAAGAGTCGCTTCAATATACCAGGCAGCGTCGCCAGTGGCAATCTCTCTCGCGGTGCTAGCCTCGATAATGGTATTGGAACCAATCGTGGCTGAGTCGCCGTGGTAGAGCGTGATGAGCAGCGTCCCGGCGGAGGCGGGCGTGGTTACACGGCCACCAGCCTTGACGCGGAACGAACGGCTGCCATCGACGGAAGCAGGTGGTAGGCGCAAGCGAAGGCGGTTCCCGTCTGTTCCAGCAAACTGGAAGTCCGCTCCCGTACTCACACCACCGTTTGCTCCAGGCGCGAAGGCCGCTTTTGCAAATGTGTTAGCATTAGGCATTTATGTTTCTCCTATTTAAAGTCGCTGACATGTAGATGCCAGTAACGATTCCATTCAACCGGCGAGTAGCCATAGTGACAACGCACTATCTCACTCACTTGGTTGAAGGTGATGGCCTTCCGCTTCAGTAGATGCAGAAGAACCGTGCGCCAACCGCGACGCTCCTTGACGGGGAGGTCGGCTCGGTCAGTCTCAATGATGCTCCACTCCGGCAAGAACCCCTTGTCGAAAGCGACTAGATAGTGTTTGCCGCGAGTGTCGTGTGAATAGAAACCAGCCACTGCTGGGTCATTGAAGCTGGTCTCCATAACCACACTGTGGATGTATTTGCGGACATAATTGAAAAGAGCTATGTGCGTCATGCCACGACCCAGGCGACGCTCGCTCTCTTTCCAACTGTCCTGCTCAGGAAAGCGCTGCGGAGCAAGCTGGCGGTCGGTGTCCTCGAAGCTCCTTGCGAGAGCCTCTCGTCCACGGACACGCTTAACGTGCTCAGTAGTGCCTACGAGCATGGAATGCAATCTAGTACGTTATATGATTTGTCCAAGACCAGCGTAAGAGGAGGCTCCTGGTGGAGTCTCCAATCGTGGGCGATGATTTCAAGAGCGGCCTGATGGGGGCAAGCCCATTCGGAAGCCTCGAATATCATGTCTTGACCAAAGACAAATTTCATAGCAGACTAGGTAATGCTGGTTTCGGAACGAATCTGACGCAGACGAATCGTCGAGCCCGGCGCTCTGAGAGCGGCGAACCGGAAGTTGTATGCGACTGACGCACCGATGACACCAGCAGGGTCGGCGACGGATGGCGACCACCGCTTGACGGACAGACGGAAGTTCCGGTCTTGCGGAATCTCAGTCGAGCCGAGCGAAACGGTGAAGACAGCGTCCTGACCGATGACGTAGGTATGGTAGCCGACTTTCGCCCCGGAGGGGAAGGTTGCGGTTGAGCCTGTGGTGGTGGTCTCGATGAAACGAACACCAGCAAACTCAGTCACACGAAAGCCCTGAATGCCACGCTGCAACTCACGGGCACCCGACTCGCTGCGCTTCAACACGTCTGAGACACTACCAGCGGTATTGTCATTCAACAGGTCAAAGGCGGCGAAAGGATGGATGATTCCCATGAAGAGCCCACCCGCAGCCGGACGAACATCGTCTGAGCGCAAGTCCATCTCGGCCTGACGAACAATCGAGCCAGACATGAACTCGTTGTCAGACAGGTCAATCTGCCCGCCAGTTTGGGAGGCGGTGGTCTCGAACTCTGACCGAGCCAGGGTATTGGCCGTGAGAGCGGCGCGATAACCCATCTCGGCAGCCGAGTTCTCTACGATGGGGTCGATGGCAGTCTCTTCTAGAATGTCCGAGAAGGACATAAAGTCAAAGTACTGTTCGACCGTCGCGGAGCGGTTGACGGTGGTAGGAGCGATACCTGTTCCGACGGTGCCTTCAGAACCAGGCGTAGTGTTGGCAGCCAACAGACTGTATGAGAACATCTGAATGGTCTTGCCGCTGCGGTTAGGCAGCTTACGACGGGCAGAGGCGGCAACGAAGGGCAGGTTAGCCTTCAGGTTTTCAACTGCGACTTTGTCATACCATACCGTAGCCAGATGAGTCAGGCTAGCAGTACTAGTTTGAACAGAAGCGGGTTGATAAGCCAAGGTATTGAACCTCTATGATAGAGTAATAGCTAGGTTTAAGCGGCGGGCGGGCGAAGCCGGTGCATCTCTCGGACAATGCGTTCACGAGAGGTTTCCAAGTCGCCTTCGAGCAACTTATTCACGTCAGGCAACGCCCCCGTTTGTTCGGCTTCTGGCACAGGCTTTTGACCTGCATCAGCGCCGGACAAGCCGGTTTGTGTGCGTTTCACCTTAGTAACCGTCCCCTCAGCTTGCGGCTTAGGTTCCGGTTTAGGGGCAGCAGGCAGCTCAAGCAATGCGCCCTCCATTGCCTGCTGATATGCGTAGGAGAGGTTCTGCTGTGTTACCGGCAGTTCCTCATCTTCCAAAATTCCAAGTAGAGCATCCGAGTTCGCCTTCGATGGCTTGAACTCCGGCGTCGCATTGATGAAGGTCTGTGCTGCTTGCTGCTCCTCCATCTGCGAGACCATCTGCCCAACCTTCTCCGAGGTTGCTCTCAGGCCAGCGAGTTTGATTCCTGTGCTGGCCTCGAATAAGCGACCAAACACCTTGCTGGGATTAACGCTCAACCCTGCTGCAAAATCAAGGTCATCCTGTACCGAAACCTGGATGGGCTCGGCGAAGGGTCGCTCAGGCTCGTTCACGCGCTCCCGCTTCTGCGGTCGAACGCGGGGCTTGGCTCGTTGCAGCTTCCTAATCTCTTTGGTGGCGTTGGTCTGAGCCTCGACCAACTTGTCAATCAACTCAGCTTCGGTGTCGGCTTCAAACTTCTGAGTGCCGCTACCGTCGCCTAGGTCAATCTCTTTGACGAACTTCTTAGGCTCGCCAGCGGCAGGTTCCTTCGCAGGTTCCACTGCCTGTGCCTCAAACACGTCCAATTCAGACGCCAATCCGAAATCTGACATTTTATCTCCTATAGGCAATACGCCCTAAGTTAGTATACCACATTTTTGGGGCCTGTGTCAAGCCCTTCGTCAGCGCCAGGCAGTGGGTTCTGAGTGGCTGCCAGTGGGACTTCACGGGCGACCCTAATTGCTTCATTTACATCGAGTTGGAAGCGGTGAAAGAAAGCCCGATAGGCGTTGGCTCGCTTCTGGTAGGCCACGATGACCTGAGGGTCGGTGCTGATGGAGTTGAAGAGGTTGGCTTCTGACTCGGCTACGATGGACTCCATCATGTCGAGCAGGACACCCCAGCCCGGCGAGAACGTCAAGTCGTAGAGATACTTGCCGCGCTCGAACAGCTTGATTAGCTCTTTATCCTGCTGGTTGTTCGGTTCCACCTACCACCTCCTCTAGTCTGGCTTTCAGGATGTCCCTACCAGCCTGCCCTTCGAGTTTCTGTTCTGCCTCACGGCTCTTCTGCTCTGACTTCTGTGCCGCCAGTGCCTGTGCAGCCACAGCGGGATTGTTCATCAGCCGTCGCTGTTGCTCCTGCGGAGTCATGGCCACTATCACGTCGGTCTTGTTGGGCCAGCCGCTCACATCAAAGACCATATTGACCAGCTCAGCGAAGTTCACCTTGCGGCCCTGTTCAGCCAGGGCGGCGATGACCGGCTCGTTGGTGATGAACTGGAATAGCAGGGGTAGGGACTGAGCCATGCTGGAGCGGGCCTGAAGTTTGCCCGCCGCCAGTATCTCGAACTCAAACCGGCCATTCAGAATGTCAAGAGCATCGCCCTCGTACTGGATAGCCAACTCTTCGCTAAGGACGCGCTGGATTTGGCTCGGCATCAGACGAGTGCGGTTCATCTCCGTGAAGGCGCGAAGGACGGGCACATAGACCTGGTCGGCCAGGTTCTCGATGAAGTATTGAATGCGAGTGCCTGCCCCAGCGGAGAGTGCGTTGATGCCGGTAGCTGTGCGCCCGAAGGTAGAGCCGCTGGAGGGGATTGTGCCTTGCACGACTAGCTCGTTGGCTCCGGTGCGTCGCTGGGCCCGTTTGTCGCTGGCGTCTATCTCAGCGAAGGACTCAGGAACGGCGGGCTTGCGGTCGATGGGAGTCACGCCGTCCTTCGAGTCGCTGTCGATGACTCCGCCGGGACGGACGCGGATTTGCTGAGTAGGAGTGTTGGCTCCACGGACGCGGATGAACATGCCGTTCAGCATCAGGGACAAGTCATCAAGACGAGCATTGATGACGCCCTGTTGGAGCCTCTGTTCGGGGCCAATCAGTTGGGTGACGCCGATGCCATAGAACTGGTTAGGCACGTCGCTGTAGACGGTGGAGACGAAGGGGATGACGTTGAACTCATTGCGTTCTGACCGGAGCACCAGCTTGCGCTGAAGGACGGTGACGATGCGGTCTTTCGACCAGTACTCCAGCACCTCCAGGGGATGCTCCAGCGGGTTGACTGACGTGTCTTCCTCAACCTTGGCGGGCTCGAACTCCTTGGTGAAGGAAGCCAGAGAGCCCCCAGTAGTCTGACTCGCCAAGGAGTGGATAGCTTCCTCTTTCGGAGGAAAGAAAAAGCTAACTAGCCGCCTCTGGTCAGGGATGTCGTAGCCTTCCACATCGCGCAGGGCGTCAAGTTGCCGAATGGTCATATAGGCTTGGTGGATGACGTACTTGGCCTTGCGAACGTCTGGCAGACGCAGGCCGGGGTCAACGAATACGTGGCGGAGGTCGAGAGCCTCAAAGGTCGGGCGGTTGATTACCTCGTCCTCGACGACGACCTCTAGGTCGTCAGTGTCGGGAGTCTCGACTTGCTGTAGACGGCCAGTGATAGGGTCTGCGATGGAGGGTGGTTCCTTCACTCTACGGACACGAACTTTGGATTTAGTCTCGGTGAGCCAGCCCCACTTGCCGATGCCGGTGCCGTAGAGGAGGGCGCTCTTGGCCAACAGGCGGATTTGCTCGCGGAAGAAAGTCTGCTCCAACTCCCAACCCAAGACGCCGTCATTAGCGCGTGCTACCTGCATACTGGTGCCGGGCCGGGGGCGACTCATAAAGGGAGGAAGCTGGAGGAAGAGCGTGTTGATGACCTGAGGCAGCAGCGACTCAATGTGCTCGTAGACCAGGGGGACGCCCAGGTGGGCGCGGGGCACGGTGGTGCCTTCCCAGAAAGCCATCGGCACTCGGAAGAGGTAGAGGTCGTCATAGCGGTTGAAGCGCCACATGAACATATTGGCCCACGCCTCGGCCTTCTTCATATCCCCCACTACTAACCTGAGAGCAGTCAGGTCTTCTGGTATCTGGCGTGGGAAGAGGCTTTGGGCTTCGACCGGCTGGATGTCGCGTAGGGCTTCGGGTTGTTCTTGTAGGAATGCCATCTTATCTGTTGCCTTGGCAATCCATTGGGGTGATGGCGTGACGACCAAAGATGACGCCAGGAGTGTCTAGGTAAACTATGTGTTCTGCCCCGTACTCATCGAACACATGTATTACTAGATGGGTTGTCCCTTTCTCTTGGCAGTCCCAAATCAATTCGTATCGAACCTTTTTAACTTTCAAGCGGGCATGGCGGTAGCTATCCGGCTTCTTGATTTGCCCGCCAGTTAAAGTCATGGCAAACACAAACGTCAGGAGCAATACAACAAGAATAGTTTTTCTCATGTTAGCCTATTAGTCCTCCGCCGAGTTCAGAACCTAGCTCCCACGAGTAGTGGGGCGTGGAGATGACCTCGACCTCTTCGTCACGATAAGGGACTTCGACCTTGGAGCGGTAATTCTCGACCAGCATGGCGATGGCGTCAGGGATGTCGTCATGGACGAACTTAGGGAAGCGGGCGAACTCCTCGATGAGGGCGTCCTGGTGGGTCATGCCATTGATAAAATAGAGTTTGTTCTGCCGTAGCAAGCCTTCGAGCGCGCCGATGCGGGACTCTTTGGAGTTCTTCTTATAGCTCAGCTTGAGCCATTGGATGGGCAGGTGGATGCGAAGCTCACGAGCCTTTGCCTCCAAGGCAGGCAAGAGGAGCCGAGCGCCGCCCGCCTCTTCGATGCCGATGAACACGGGCTTGTATTTGCGGGCTGTAGCGATGATTGCATTGACCAGCTCGTGGGGCAGGTAGCGGCCACGCACGATGTCAAGGACGAAGAGACGGCCTTCCCAATCAAAGGCTCCTACGGCCCCGACTGTGTAGTCGGCGCGGATGCCGGTAGAGAAGCCTAAGTCCCAACAGACGAAGGTGCGGAAGTCCAAGTCTTTCTCCTTATCAGGCTTGGGCATACCAGCAAAGGGCATGAAGTGGTCGCGCATCAGCTTCTCAGGGAACTGGTGAGACTCGCCAGGGATGGGGTTGTTGAGGTACTGGCAGTTGAACAGATAGGGGTTTTCCTTCTGGATAGTCTTGAGTTTGGCCAGGGTGAAGCGTTCAGGGAACAGGATGTCATACTCGACCTCTGCTCCGGTCAGCTTGGTCTTGCGCCAGGCTGGACGCATGAATGTGCGCCAGGAGTCCGGGTCGCTGTCAAGGATGTGGCCGTAGAGGTCGCTGAAGTCGTAGCGGGTGCCTATCACGTCGCGGTAACCGTGCGGCTCTAAGATAGGCGTGGTGTAGTGGTAGGCTTGGATGGTCTTCTCTATCTGGTCTTTGGTGGCAACGTTGGTCTCATTCACCAAATCGTCGCACTTGATGATGTCATAGTGGCTGCCCGCCTTGACTGAGTCGATGGTGGAGATGGAGACGGTCGGTTCGCGGAGGCGGAGATGGGTGCGGGCCAAGGTAGTCATGCCGTCGGCAGTGCCGAAGTCAGTGACCTTGCGCTTGGGGCAGTGTTCGGGAAACAGCTCGCGGAAGAGCTGGTTGTACTGGAAGTGATACTTAATCTCTTTGTTCATCCGCTGAGCCAACTCACGAGTGCCAGACATAACGAGGATACGAGTATTAGGGAAACAAAGAATCCACTGAACAATGTCGCAGATGTCGATGGTCGTCTTGAAGTGTCCTCTAGGGTCGAGTAGCAGTCGTTGCTTGACATCGTCTTGCTCCTCGAAGCTCTTGGATGGGTCTTTCTGAACAAATAGGTCGCACACGGGCTTGTGGACGTGGGGCACGAGGTCATAGCCGAGTATCTCCTTGGCGAGCCAATAAAGGTCGGTCTGAGCGCGCTTGCGCCACGCCTGTCGTTTCTGTTCAAGTCTAGTCTGCTCTTTCGTCAAAGTGTCTCACAAACCAGCGGAGTCCTAAACCAGCAAGTGTCAGTGCCACGGCCCACACTGCCAAGTCGATATAGGACTTTCCTATCCAACCGCCGTGGGCAACATCCATAGGCTCCCTCAGAAATACTGTGAAAAGGGCCACTAATCCTGGCACTACCCATCCATAGGGGCCGGTAAGGAACCACTTGGGTTGGTAGCGTTCGAGTAGCCAGAAACCATACTTCGAGAGGCCATACATCCAGGGCGCCCATGCTAGGTGGACGAGCGAGCGCTCTAGGATATGTTCAAGCATTAGATGCTCTCTTTCTTCTTGAGTGCAGCAATAACCGTAGGCACAACCTTCTCAGCTGAGCGTCCAATGACGTAGCCGCCTAGGCCTAACTTGATTAGCCCGAAGACATTGTTTACGAAGGCTTCGTCGGGGAGAGGCCAATCGGCAGCCTTACCTACTACGAACCAGACCACGATGCCCAGGAAGGTCAACATGGTGATGGGCCGCCACATTCTGGTGAGGCCGCTCTCGCTGGTCGCCTCCTTGCCGATGATGGCGGCACGAGCCTCAAACAGCTTGCCTTCATAGTCCAAGGACTTGGAGGCGAACTCGGTCTGGATACGCGCCAGCTCAGCCTTGATGAGTAGCTTCTCTTCGGCGCTCGTGTGCAGGTCATCGACTATCTTGGAGACTGGCCCCAAGAGGCTACTAATGAAACCCCAGATAGCCACTAGCGTCTCCTTCGCGCTTGACTGAGCGCTATAGCGACGGCCTGCTTACGGCCAGTCACCTTACGACCGGAACTTGACTTGAGGGTACGGCGCTTGAACTCACCGAGAGTTCGGGCAACCTTGCGCTTGGCACGCGGCGAACTTAGGATGCGGCGTACTCCGGCGCGCTTGCGACGTTCACCCACTGTATGGCTAGGCATCTTCTCTCTCCGATAATTCCTGTAGGGCTGTTATATCTGCTTTGTCTACGCCGCCGTCGCGCTTGTCTATCATGCCCAGCATTTGGGCGGCTAACTTGGTGGCTTGGAAACGCACGCTGCCAGTCTCCTTCATACTCTCGCGGATGGCCAGCCATATCTCTGGAAGGGTGACAGGCTTGGCGCCATCGAATTTACTGATGGCTGCGACGATGGAAGCACGGGTCAGGTTGCGGCGGCCTATGCTGACGGCAGACTTCTCATCCTTGCAGTCGTAGGCTTCGGTGGCAGCCGCGATGGGATTGCGGCCATTCTCTAAGTAGCTATCGAGGAAGACCTGCTCTCGCTTCGTGCAAGCCTTGTATTCTGGTTCTAGTTTAAGTTCGCCAAGAGTCATAGAATGTAGTCAACCATAGAGGGAGCGCCCTCAGAGAATCCCGCACTAACACACTGACCCAACTAGCAGTGACGGGAGCAGCGGCTGGGCCTTCACTCCAACTCCAGATATGAGCTATCGGGGCAGGCATAGTTCGATGGCCAATCCTATCTCGCGGTGGCTTGCTTCAGGAACAAGGTTCATCATCATTCGCAGAGCTTGGGCGCGTTTAGCTTCGCCGGACTTCTCGCCGCCCTTTCGTTCTGCTTCAGCAGTAGCTTGACGAGCAGCGGCTAAGATGGAGAACGAGAGGCCGTAAGGAGAATAGCCCAACCACTTGACTAGAGTGAGCAACAGATTGGAGAGTCGTTTCCTCATTAGGTCGGGTTCACCTGTGCGATGGGGTCGCCTGCTGCTGTCGATATGGCGGCGGTGAAAGCTGCTGTAGTGTCGTCCTCTTCATAGATAGTTAGAGTACCACCTGAGATGTCAGCCCGATTGCGAAGAACTCGGAGAGCGTCGCGCCATGTACGGCTGGTGGTGGTGTTGCCGCCAGTGTCTGTGCCGAGGTCGAGGCGGCGGTCTAGGCAGGCATCGGCGATGTTGAGGAGTTCAGCAGCGGCTATTGCGCCGTCGATGACTCCACCCGTACCGATAGTGGCAACTGAGCCATCGACGTTACCTGTAACGTCTGTGATGTTTTGGTCTTCTGCAAACCGTGCTACGTCGGACAATGTGACCGCCCCACTAGCATTGTCGGTGACGGTGAAGAGGCCACGAATCGCTACGGTGGAGGTTGCAGAGCAGTTCGCGTTAATGATGAGTTGCCCACGTCCTTCAAGGGACATCGTGTAGGAGCCAGCCCCCGCGCCCATATTCTGAATCTCGACTCCGCCGCTGTAGTTTCTAAAGCTGAGGTTGGAAGCGGCTAATGCACCGCCAAAGTCCCATACAGGTGTGGCGGTTCCCGCGATTGCGGAGTGACAGCGGTCTGCGAAGAAATCCCCTGCTTCGACGATTGTTTGTGTCCCTGCGATGCCGCACTCCATAAGATGAGTGTCTTTGATATGTGACACGGCGTTCAGGATACACTTATCGAAGATTTGGATAGTACCAGTGCCGGAGGCTACGCCAGAGACGCTCGCACCTATGAAGACACTTCCTGCGATGTCTTTACCGTTTAGTACAAGAGTCCAGTTCCGTCCGTTGAATGACTGGTTGTTCTGTGCAGCTCCAAGCGTGATGGAACTACCAGGTGCGATTTCGAACCGCTCGATTTTGAGTGAAGTGGCCAGTGTATTCGCATCGGCGATACTATTCACGGGCTTTTCAACCGTTCCGTTCTCGAAATCGGTCGTCCCTGCCGTGCCATCAACTGTGTCAATCCAGATTGCACCGTTCTCGTAACCTTGGAACTCTTGAATTCCTCGCAGACGACGGCCAGCAGAGGTAGCGATGTTATGGGTGGCTCCAGTCAGGACTCTATCCCAGACGGCCTGAGCAATTTCCACACCAGCATCGGAGGCAATCTTGGCAGCAGTGATGGCGTCCGTAGCAATCTGTGCGGCGGCAATAGTGCCGGAGGTATTGTCAAGGTCAAGTCCTGCCTCACCTGCTGCGGTCACGTCGAGGTCACGGCCCGCTGTGGTGGGCTTGAGGTAGCCCACGGCTGAAGCAGCGAAGATGTCGTCGTAGGGTTCCTCTTCTACTATCTGGAAATCATGGCGGACAGCTAAGGCTCCGGCCACATGGACGTATAACACAAGTTGGCCTACAGTACCCGTGTCGGTTGCGTCGAGTTCGCAGTTGTAGAATCCATCAGCATCAGAAGCAGCAGCGGTGACATCAGTCTTCTGCACGGCTCCTTGCCCATTCTTTGAGAGCAACACATCGGCTCGGTTGATAGTCAGAGCGGCTTCTTCTGTGTCACCGTCCGTAGAATCTACAAAAGGGCCGATTAGCACATCAACTGCCGTTGATTGTCTTAGTATTCCGCCGAAACCCATTTAGAAGTTCCTCTGTCTATGATGATAAACAACTGGAATGGAAATCCCAGCGGGAGGTGCTGCCGCCGTATCAAATCCTGGGATTGGCTGGGTGGGATAGATAACGCGGGGATGAGAAGAGGCTGCGACCGCCCCTGTGTTTGTACCGACAATCCCACCAGTAATGTCATTAATCTCTCGGACTAGCGGGACGTAAAGAGTTGGTAACGGGCGGATGAGAAGTGGGCTGAAACCATCGGATAACATCTGTCTTTGGGTTGCTGTAAGAAGATGATTGCGCCACACGGCGAACTCCGCCAACTTGCCGTCAAAGTCTCTCAGGAGGTCAGCTCGGTTGCCGATGCCGAAGGTAATGGCGTTCGCATCAATTCTGTCTGCGGTTGAACTCGAAGCAACGGAAGAGTTGTTCTTATATAATGTCATCACGCAACTGCCGTCAGAGCCAGAGTCGTCATATGTACCGATTAGATTTTGCCATTGGTCTTCTCCTACAACTCCTGGGCTGGTGTCTGCAATATTTCCGCCTGAGCCGCTGTTGAGAAAGAGAGTATATTGGGATGGGGTGGTGGAACGGCGCAGTGCGAAACCAACACTAGATGCCCATTTTGATACTATATATCCGGTATTTGTTGACCCGTCTGGGAAAACATGTATCGAAAAACTAAGGTCAATGTTGTGGTCTTCAAAGGCGTTACCCCAATCGAGGAAGTCATTGTCAACAAATTCTTGGGCCACTAGGTTTCCTTTATTTCCACGAAGCGAAGTTCGGCATCGCCGGTGGCAGTATCGGCGGCGGCATCCCGTGTGACCTTCATACGGAAACCCTCGCCAACAGCTATCGAATCCATGTCGGCCCCATCAGTAAAGGTGATACTGACGATATCTACAAGTCCGGCAGTACCTGGGACGGTAGTGTTATCCACACTATTGACAGCAGCGAACCCATCTGAGTCCATGTCCTGCTGCTGGTCGCCGATGCGCTCGAAGGCTACATCCCAATCAGTATTTCCGGTTGTGGCTGAAGTCAAAGCATAGTGGAGAAAGATCGTCAGGCCAGTAGTCCCGGCATAAGACCGGGGCATGACGGCACTGAACACAGCACTCTCGTTGGTGGAGGCATCAAAGTCTAAGACTGGATGGAGATTTCGAGTGTCGAGCGTTGCGAAGTCAGACGCGACGGGTTCGTTGTCTTGGGGGCGGAAAATTAGAAGGGTATCACCAGAAGCCATTGGTTCTCCTTAGTGGTAGATGTAGAGGGTGCCGCTAGTCAGGGTTGGTACGGCAAACTGCTTCCAGACCTGGGGCGAGTCGAAGTCGAAGTTCTGTGATTGGTTGTTGGCTTCGGCCTGACCTTCCAGTAGAACTTCGGCGGCAGACGTGCCGTCAGTGATTACGAAGTCGTCACCAGAGGTGGTGGGGTTGAACCAGTAGACCTTCTTCACTCGGATGGGGTGGTCGAGGGAGGTCACGGTTAGGACGCCATCGACGACCATTGGATTGACTGTTACGTCGCTCATAGTATTACTCCTCCTTGAATTTAGGATTTGCTTTTGGAGAGATGAATGCACTACTTATTGTCAGTTGAGTTCCCTCTAGGACTGAGTCAGTTATCACTGTTTCACAGTACAGGCAACGTATAGTCTCTGAAGCGCCTGTTGTGACCAGGCCACCACATCCTCGATGAACAATCATTATCGCTCCTTGTGAATCGTGGAAAGCATGGGCTGCTGCTTGACTACGCTATTTCACCAACGGCTGTCGGCTTACGCATATAGCTGGACGCAGAGAGGAACCACTCACGGGTGGTGTCGTACCCAGCGCGGCGCAGTAGGCGGGAGCAACAGCCCAAACTCCAAGTAGGTGAGTACGCCTGTCAAGCGCCTATGAGTAGTATAGCATATCCGGGGAGGGGCTGTCAAGGGGCTAGGAGACTGTCATGAGACTCACTGGAGACTGCCTGCAAAGGGCCCCTTACATCACCCCCCCGCCCACCCCCCCGTAGTTGCAACTCAGTTGCATCTGGCCCCCTAAGTATATGATTCGATGAAACTTAACTAGCACGCTCAAAACGCCTTGTTGCACCTTAGTCTCATTCTAATTAACGCTTATTTGGAATTAGTCTAAGTCTAAATCTAAATTGCGTACAATGGAATTGGTTTTAGAATAATTCTAAATAGGGGCAGGCAAAAGAATAGGCGCGCCTATACGAGCACGCGCCTAGTGATTAGGTAGGAAGTTCTGTTAGCCGACTGTCCGGCATGGTCGCGCCGCGCCAGCAACCGCACGCCAGCTTATACTCACCCGCGTGCTTACCCTTGACCGCACGCCTGACAACCGCTTGCATCTGGTGAATCCAACACAGCAACCGCAATTTCGTTTCGTTCTCCATCATATCACCTCTAGCACATCAGCCGACCCGCTCCATAGAGTAGGCCGGATGCCGCACTAGCCTAGAATCTTCTCCAGGGTAGCTTGTGCTTGCTTCTCTTGGCTGGCCGCGCTCGAACCAGTCGGCGCATCGGCAGGCAAGTAAATCATAGGCCCATACCGTCTAGGTATGAGCACGATTTCGCCTGACTCCGCCAACGCGTTCATAGCTTCGATGGCCTGCGCTTTGTCCCAGCCGTATTGCTTGCGTAGCGCGCCATTGAAACCGCTGAACACCACGTGTATTCCCTTGCTCTTGCTTGTGTCCCGAAGCGCCAGAATCGCACGCTTCACAAACGCAAACAACTCCATTTCTTTCTGTGCTTTCTGTCCCATCTTCGTCACCTTCCGTTTCCAACGTAGTCGCATCTGTTCGATGCGCCACCCATAGACTACCACAGCAAACCGCCGAGTCAAGCTATTTCGCATGAGTCATTTGCCCCACCCACTACGGCCATTGAATTGCTTGTCCAAGCATTTGCCCTGCCAAACCACAAACGGCCACCAAAATGCTTGCCAAGCACGCCGATGGCCCATTATAATTTTATAATGTGCTTGACATCGGGGATTTTTGTGGTAAAGTCGAAAAAGTCGAGAGAGAAAACTCGACGAGAGAGATAGGGCCATAACCGGAAACATCTGGCAGGCGCGTAGAGAGATAGCGGGCTACCGTAAGCTAGGCTAATGACCTAGCCCTACTGCCACAGACACCGGCACGCTAGTCGTACTCTAGCAGGCAATCTAGCTACCCTACTCCACCAAGCTAAGCTAGTGTGATGGGCGCGTTAGTGCATAGGGACATTGACCGGACGAGCCAGCTTGCTATAGTGAGATTGCCTCATCCTCACACGGTACGAGATACAGTACATCAAGCGATGGGACGCTTGCTCACTCTGGCCCCACCCTGACCCCACCTAATTCCCCATGTCTAGCTAGCACACCACAAGACGGGCTAGCC